AAAAACATAATTGAAACTTTCCGCGATCAGGTCGTGGAAGAAACCGAAGAACTCGCTGCCAATGCTGAGGCAGGAGGAGGAGGAGCAATCTACATGGCAACCACTGCAAACAATGTAGTCAAGGCAGCGAAGGGTCATTTTAAGAAGACTGCTGTGGCACACGAGAAGTTGGCCGCTGTCCACGCCGACCAAGCTGAAGAACACGGTGCAATGGCTAAGGCCCTGGAGGCCTGCAAAGCTACTGAGCCGGGCCACGAGCACTGCAAGGTCACGAAGAGTTTCCACAAGGCCATGGCAGCGCACAGTGAGAAAGCGTCCAAGGAACACGGCAAGATTGCTGATGCTATGGGCGCTGTGGGCGATGCTGAGGAAGGTAATGAGAAGGCCGCTCCGGCCAATACTGACAAAGCTACATCGGATACTACCGTTGCTGCTCCGGCTGTTGTGGCCATTGACGCCGCCGTGGTTAAGGCCATGGCCAATGCCGCTGCGGCAGCTGTTAAGGCTGCCGGTGGCGATCAAGCTGCACAGACTGCTGCAGCTGAGAGCGTAACCAAGGCTGCCGTGCCTGCCGCTCCTGCGGCTACTGTGGTAGCTGCAAATGGTGTCACGGACATGAGTATTCTAATCAAGAATGCCATGGCTGCCATTGGTGCCGAGTTTATGAACACTGGAGAGTTCAAAACTATGGCCAAGGCTGCTCTACTTGAGCAGTTTAAGACCACTATGGGTGGAGTGGTTAAGCCGACCGATGTGCGAGTAACTGGTATTAAGCAGCCGCAGCTTATCCAACGGGCAGGAACTACCGACAACACTACCGAAGTACCGCTGGATTTGCAGGACTTTACTGAAACCGTCCACACCGACGACTAACCCTGCAGAACTTTGCAGTTGTTTCAAAGTAGGGTCTGCCAATCTGCCTTGGTAATGGCCCACAAGGTAGTTCAGTTCAAAATTCTTTAGGAGATAGCATAAACACTATGAGCGTAACTACAAAAGTTCCGCAGAATATGTACGTTGGTGCGGTGCTAGAAGCACGCGCAGGCATCAGCAAGGCACTGGCTAACGCTAGCATTGCTGATACGTGCCGCAAAGCCCGCGCCCTGAGCCCTACGGAGTGGCGTGTTGACCATCCACTTATCAAGGCCGCTTCACGCGCCCTTATCAAAGCTGGTATTAGCACCGGCACCGGGTTTAACTTTTACGATTTGCGCGGCCCTGCATACTTCCTGTTCCCCATTAACACGCCCTTTATACAAATGATTGGAAAGAAGGGCAAGGTTAACGCTGGAGTAGGCACGGCGGCAAACTGGAAAGCCACGCGCAACCCGAACAGCACTAACGTTTACGTCGGCGTGCTTGAAGGCCAGCGCGGCCCTACGGCCACCCCGAACGAAATTGATTACTTTGCAACCTACAAGGAACTGGGAATGGAAGGCGGCAACACCTTCACTTCGCAGTTCGCCGGTGAAGGCTACACCGACAACCTTGGTGACGAGCATTTCCGCAACCTTGCGCGTTTGCGCTTGGGTGAAGAAATGATGACGTTGCTGGGCAACAGCGGCACTGGCGCAGGCAATCAAGGCTTTGCGCTGGGTACACCTACCGCCCCGGTGGCCACCTTGGCTGTGGGCGGCAGCATTGCCAACGCTACCGTGTGTACTGTGGCCGTGGTGGCCATTAGCGGCATGGGGCTTAACCCCGGTGGGCAGGGTGGCTACGTGCCTCCGCCTACGGTTACTAGTGGTCTAACCACCACCTACACTGTGAACGGCGCTGACGGTAGTGTACGTACGCAGGCCGGTGGTGTTAGCCACATTAGTGCGCTGTCCAACAGCGTAACTACGGGTGGCGGTAGTAACAGTTTTACAGCTACCATTCCGGGTGGCGCTGTGCAGGGAGCGTTCGCTTACGCGTGGTATGTCAGCTTCAATAACGCACCTACGCTGGCTAACTCGTTTATCACTGCGATTACCAACACCTGCAATCTTACCCTTACCACTACGGCTGGGCAGGGCACGCAGGCTGGTAACTTTGCCGGGCTGAGTTCTGATAACAGCTTTGCGCCTACTGACTTCGACGGCCTGCTTACTTACGCTATGCGGTTTGGCCGCTGGGTGGATATGGCTGGTGGCACGTTGACGCCGCAGGGCAATGGGTTGGTTAAGGAAGTAGAAAGCGACCTGCAATATTTCTGGCAGAACTTCCAGGTTCAGCCGGACACTATCTGGAGCGCGGTGGATACGCGGCTGGCACTTGACCAGTGCATTGCGTACAGCGCCACTGGAACCAACTCGTATATCTTTATGTACGACAAGGCTTCGCAGGGTAGCATGATGGGTGGCTACTTTGTGGACAGCTATAAGTCTAAGTACAGCATGAATCCGACCGGTGGCGCGGCTATTCCTATCCGCATGCACCCGATGATTCCGCTGGGTACTATCTACTACGATCTGGCCAACAATCCGTACCCACACAGCCGTATTCCTGCGGTGCGCGAGTTCTTGGCGCAGCGCGACTACTACAGCCTTGAGTGGCCCATCACCACCCGTAGCTGGACTTATGGTACGTATGTGCACGAAGTTCTGGCGCACTACATGCCGTGGGTGTCCGGTATTCGTACTGGTGTTGGTCCGTTCGTGGCCCCTTAATCAACTGATTAGGTAAGGCAGAGCTAGCCAGTTGGTTACAGACTGGAGCAAGGCAGGCTTAGCGGCCTGCCTTGCTTTTAGTAGTTAGGAGTACTGGTGCCAAGATTACAAGGTAGGAACGATAAAGCACCTGCTGATTTAGTTGCCCCAACGTATCACGGAGAACGTTTTAACAGTTTTGATGAGTTTATTGACGGGTGCAACTTAGCAAATAAGGGCGCACTGCGACTGCATAGTTTTGAACTATTGCTGCGCCCCGGTGTAATTGAACCGCAAGTGTACGCGCTGTTTGTTAAGGAGTAGCTGCAATGCTAAGCCCCAGCCCGGTTGATTTGGTTACTCTTGCCAGTGCTAAGAGCTACCTGTCAAGTGATGGAACTGTTAACACCAGCGCTACCAGCGACGACGATAATATCCAACGCATTATAACTGGCATTTCGCGCATGTTTCTACGGCGCACTGGTAACTACTCCGGAGCATGGCAGAGCACACTGCAATCGCCGTTTGTGCAGCCCGTATCTGTGACAGAAGTTCGTGATGGCAATGATGCGCAGGAACTCTATACGCGTATGTTCCCCATACAGTCGGTACAGAGCTTAGTAATTAACAACGTGCAGGTGCCGCTGAGTATTGGCTTTGGTAGTTATGGTTACCAGGTAAGCGATGACGGCAAGCGCATTGTGCTTATGGGCGGTACTAGTAGTCGTGGTTATACTTCGCAGTACTATCTTATTCGTGGTAATAGCTGGCCTAGATTCCTGCGTGGTAGGCAAAATGTTGTTGTTCAATACACAGCTGGTTTTCCTATGCAGCAGGTAGACAACGAATTGCAGCAGGTACCGGCCAGTGGCCCCTACGTTGTGCAGGTGGACGAACCTTGGATAGTCGATCTAGGTGTGCAGTACTTTGTAGGCGGTGCACCATTGCAGCAAGTGCAGGTGTCACCGGCTCCTGGGCAGTACTTTGTGCAGGGTGGTGGTGATTACCTATTCAATGCCGCAGACGCTAACGCGCAAGTACAGATAAGCTACGGCACCGACATAGGGTGCCCAGAGGACTTGCGCTGGGCCGCGCTAACTACTGTGGCCTACAACTATAAAAAGCACGACAGACTTGGCTTAAAGAGCGAGTCACTTAGTGGGCCTGGTGGTGGCACTACTAGCTACAGTGACTTAGAGGTACCTGTGGAAGCACTAGGCACGCTGTGCGACTATAGGCGCGAGGCCATAGTCCTATGATATCCGCTGACTTTGGTGGTGGCGACCAGCGCATTGTAGCTCGGCTGGGCAGTTTAATTTCCCCTGTGCTGGATGCCATGGTAAACGCCATGGACGCGCAGATGATAAGCCTAGAGGGGTATATACGGGCCAACAAGTTGGAGGGCAATCCGCTGCAGCACCGCAGTGGCAGGCTGCAGTCATCGGTTAACTATGTACCAGCTACCATTGTAGACGATACTACTGTTGAAGGCTCAGTGAACGGTGGTGGCGGCTTAGCACCTTACGGTATTGTGCACGAAGAAGGTGGAACATTCCAGATACCGGAGTATACGCGGCGCTCCGCACGCAGTGCTAGCGGTGGCGTGGTGCGGCTGCTTACTAAGGGTGGCCTTACTAGCCAGCGTAGGCAGATAAACTTCGTGCGTACTGACATTGTGGTGCACGCGCACCCCGCTACTTACCCACAGCGCAGCTTTATGCGTGCTGGCCTAGATGAACAGAGCGCCAACATACTAGAAAATCTACAAACCGCCTACGCTGCTGCAATTTTGGAAGCGTATGGTGTGCAAGGGTAGGCCACTATGCAAGTTACTCGCAGACAAGTTTCTACAGCACTATTTAATTTACTGGCCGGGGCGTACACATGGGCTAAGGCTGAGCCAACGGCACGACTGTGGTCTAAAGTCACGGCCTTGGAACAGCCCTACTTCGGGCTATACCAACCAGTGCAAACCGGGGAACAGTCGCAAGCATACGGGGCTATAAAGTACACACTCTACTATAGTGCGTTGGTTTACGCACGTAGGGACGCCACGCCAGCCGCACCCGGTGATAGTTTTGGGTACTACCTTGACGACATTATGGACATGGTTGACAAAGCTATGCAAGGGCCAAGGCTAGGCGAGAACCAAACTCTAGGCAACCTTGTAACACAGGCTATGATACAAGGCCGCATAGATAGGGACGAAGGGTTGCTTGACCAGCAAGGCAAGATTGAGATTCCCATCGTAGTACTGATTGGAATGTAGCCTGCAGGTAAACTCTGCGGCCAAGGCCGCACACCACAAGGAGAATTAAACAATGTTTCAGTTTGGGATTGGTGGT